ACGAAAACACCGCACCAGTCCAGCATTGAGCAGCCGTTTCATGCCAAACTGATGGGGCCGGAGATCGAATCCGAGGGGAGGCTCGATGTCACCTCGGAGTCGTGGATATTCGTCCGGACCTATTGCGAGAAACGTCTTAAGGCTCTCAGGGAGGCGAACGACGGCGCAGGCCTGGACGAGAAGGCGACCGCTGTGATCCGTGGCCAGATTAAGGCTATAAAGGACATCTTGGATCTTCCCAAACCGAAGCCCAGGATGCACCAGGAGGAAGAGGAGGATTGATTTCAAGCTAACCATGAGCCGGGGCAACCCGCCTCAAAGACCACCCGCCTGAAAAGCCGGGGAAGGAGAAGCACGTATGGCAGGAGAAGCGGATTCCACAGGACTCACGCCTGAACAGGCAAAACAGGAAAGGGACAAGATCGTAGGCGAATTGTGGGAAGAGGATGGAGAGCGAACGACGCCGGATGCCTCGCTTGCAGCCAAAGCGGGACCTGAGCCAGAACCAGGAACGAAAGAGTCGCCCAAACAAGAAGACCCTTGGGCCGGGGTGAATCCCGCCCTGAAGGTCGAGTTTGAGGGGCTCAAGAGCAAGGCCGCCGAGTTCGACAAGGTTTTCGACAGGCTGAAACAGGCAGAGAAACGGATTGGCTCCATCACGAACCAGCTCAGCGAGGCGCAGAAGGTCTCCACAGAGGCCGCCAAAAAGAAGGACACAACGCCGGCGCCGACCAAAGAAGAGATCGATGCCGCCGCACAGTCCACAGAGCTTTGGGAACAACTGAAGGAAGATTATCCTCAGTGGGCCGAAGCGATTGACAAGCGACTCGCCGCTGAACGCGCTGCGATCCAGAAGGAACTTGGGGTCACGAAGAGTCTCCAGGAAGAGGTTAAGGCCCTTAAAGAGGCCGGATTCTCTCAGGAGAAGATTCAGGAGATCCAGGTCGGTTTTGCCAAACAACTGGTCGAGGTCCACTATCCCGGATGGGAGAAGACCGTTGCCGGGAAGGAGTTCACGGATTGGATTGCGACCCAACCCGATGAAGTCAAGGCGAAATGCGGAACGTGGAACGCTGCAGACGCCATTTATGTGCTCGATCTATTCGATGGAAGGGAAAACAACGGAGGCGAAGAACCTGGCGCGAAGCCGAGAACCGCTTCCGAGATCGCTCAGGAACGAAGGAAACGATTGGCAAAAAGTGAGACACCATCGGCAGGCCGTGTCCGGCAGCCCGCCAAGCGACCGGACGATATGACCGATGCGGAGTACAGGCAGCACATCGCAACACAAATCTACAATTCATGACCGAAAGGAGATAGCGAATGGCTATTCAACAGTATAGTACCGTAGCATCGCGGAATTTGATCCGCGCAGAGATGAAGATGTTGAAACACGCTGAGCCCATCCAGGTCCTCGGCATGTTCGGCAGCCAGAAAGAGCAACCCCTCCGGAAGACCGACACCATCGTTTTCCGTAGGCTGAAACCCTTCAACGCGACCGCCGCGGAGGTCCCCAACATCACGGCGGCAAACTTCGTCACCGCTGAAGGCGTCACCCCGACGGCCAACACGATCAGCTACACCGATGTCACGGTCACGCTGAATCAGTACGCCGTCCTTTTCAAGTTCACGTCCAAAGCGCAACTCATGTACGAGGACGACATCCCTGACGACATGGCTACCCTGACAGGTGAGACCCTGGCGGAAGTTGCGGAGCTCGTCTGTTACGGCCAGATCAAGGCAGGGACGACCGTCGTTTACGCCAACGGGCTCACGCTCGCCGGAGTGAACTCGCCGGTCAGCCTCAACAGGCTTCGCCTCTGTGCGCGAACGCTCGAGACGAACCGGGCCAAGAGAGTCACCCAGGCGATCAAGCCGGGGCCGGACTTCGGGACTTCCTCGGTCGAGGCCGCGTACCTCGTTTTCCATCACACCGACTGCAACTCCGATATCAGGGATCTCGCCGGATTCACCAAGAGGGAAGACTACGGGACCGCCGTAAAGCCGGTGCATCCCCGAGAGATCGGAGCGTGTGAGGAATTCCGGTTCATACCCTCTCCGCTCTTCGCGCCTACCCTGGCGGCTGGCGCAGCGGTCGGAGCAACCGGCATGAAGTCGGCGGCAGGCGTCAACATCGACGTTTACCCGATGATCATTACGGCACAAGACGCTTGGGGCCATGTCTCCCTCAAGGGCCACGGCTACAGCGGGATCTCGCCGACGATTATCCCGAGCAACCAGAAGAACCACGCCAACCCGAGCGGCATGTTCGGATACGTGGGTGCCGATTTTTGGTATCAGGCGGTCCGGCTGAACGAGAACTGGATGGCAGCCCTCAAGGTGGCCGTTACCGACCTGTAGTCTTAAACCCTTTTGACGCAACTCTGTAACAACAGACTTGCCCGGCTAAGGAGGCCACATGAGCAAGATACTACAGTACCTCAATTACATTTCCGACCCGAGAGTACGACGGTCACTCAGGGGCATATTTACTTCCGGTGGATTTCCAAACGTGGAAGTGGGCAACGCGATTCCCGCGGTCGGTTCGGGCGGGTATGCTCCGGGGTGTACCTACATTCTCGCAAATGCCGCTCTTGGGCAGTCCCCACGATGGATCAACGTGGGGACGGAGTTGGCGGCGTTGTTCGTCCCGGAGGGGCCGGTGTTGGGGTGGGGATTTGTTACTGCCGGCGCCAGGAAAGCGACGAATACCGCAACCACTGAGGCGATCAGCGGGGCTTTTGCCGATAGCGACATTGCGGTTGTGGGCCACATTACGTCGGACGATCAGGACTACATCGTCTCTCAGATCGTGACCGTTGGAGAAAGCGAAATCCTGATCACCGCGAGCGCAGACCCATCGACTGTCCACGGATATATGTGGGCAGCACTCCGTAATAAATGTGTTCCGGAGTGGGACATCGTTGCCGCTGGCAGCGCGGCAAGCACGGCGGCGACCTCGACGGCAATCACCGTGGCGGGTGTTCTCGCAACCGATATCGCCATAGCAGGATATTCGGTAACGGACGACACCGACACGATAGCCAAGGCCGTTTGTACCGCGAATACGGTCACCGTGACGCATTCAGCGACATCGACCACTGGCCACACCATCAACTATATGGTCTTGAGACCTCGCGGGAGCTTCAAGCCGAGCCACTACGTTGCTTACGCTGGAAAGGATGTGGCGACTTATGCGGATGCGGCGGGGATTGCGACCAATGATGTGGCGATCACTGGGGCTCTTACCACGGACCTGGCTTTTGCTGTTGTCAGTGTCAATGCCGGGACCGTCAGAATTGCAAGGGCGCAAGTTCTCGCAGCCGATGTGTTGACGGTGCAATTCAATGCCGACCCCAGCACCACGAGCAAATATTCGTATTTCATCTTGAGGCCATATTAACCTTTTTGAGAAATTCGTTTGAAACGAAAGGAGACTAAGGTCATGACCATTAACATGAGCGAACTTGTAAGAGGGGGGACTTTCTGTCTCTCCAAGGCAGGCATGGCAGAAGGAACGAACGATTCCACTGTCAAGATCGTCGCCCCAAATGGTGCGGGCGTCGATTTCTGCATCGACGGCATTCTGTACCACAAGGCGGACACCGACAACATCGCCCCGACTTCCTGTGCGATACAGGCCCTCGGGACAAGCTGTCTTTACATCTTCACCCTGACGACGGGCGGTGTTCTGGACACGATCAAGGGGGTGGAGGTGCTGGCCGCGGATCTCGCAGCGGGCAAGGTGCTCCACTGGCCGGAGCCTGCCGTGGATACCTGCGTAATCGGTGGGATGAAGATTGCCACCGGAGCGACCGCCTTCCAGGTGGGAGTCGATGATCTCACGGATGACATTGGCACGGGGACGGTGACTTACTACGATTTCTTTGCGGTGCCGGACGCTCCGCAGACCTCGTAACCGTCGCGCAATTTACTAACCTCTCTAACTCCGGGGGAGTCCTCTCAGCAGGACTTCCCCGTTCTATTTCAACGCAAAGGAGATTTTTATGTCACGAAAGGAAGCACTCGCAACAAGCGACGATCTGGGGACCAGACAACCACTCGAACCAATGGAATTTGGAGATCCGGGACCGATCGAGAAGGTGAGCGAATCGGATTTTGTGAAAGAGGCCGTGCTCGATTCCTTCATGAACGAAATCCTTACCGTAGTCGTTCACCAAGACCCAAGCGATAATGCGGTGGAGAATCCGTGCCCGAACGTCAACGGTCTCAATCAACCCTTCATCCGCGGCGTAGAGCAGAAAGTCAAACGGAAGTACGTGGAAGCCCTGGCGCGGTGTCGGGTCATCAAGTACGAGCAAAAGAACCCTGACGCCTCAAGGCCGGAGTACACCCAAATGGTCGAGAGGGCGGCCCTCGTCTATCCGTTTTCCGTCCTGCATGACCCGAACCCAATGGGGAGGGAATGGCTGAAAGCAATCCTCGCGCAGCCGATATGAGGTCCGTCCCATGAACTTTCTCGAGCTCGTTCAGCGGCTACACCAGGAAGCCGGTCTCCAAGGCACGGCGCCGGCAACTGTGATTGCTCAAACCGGAATGAACAAGAGACTTGTGGATTGGTGCATCGAGGCCGACAAGGAAATCCAGCGCCTTCACGAGACCTGGCTCTTCCGGCAAGCGGAGTTTACATTTCCCACCATTAACGGCGTTCAGAACTACACCAGGGCGGGCGTGGGATTGACCGACCTCGCTTCATGGAAGTACGACCCGGATCCCAACAACCTCTCCGGCATTCGCCTTTACTCTGCATTCGCAGATGAGCAGGACTTGATTTATATTCCCTGGGAGGATTTCCGGACCACCTACAAGTATGGCTCCTTCAGGACGCAAACCACGCGACCGACCATCTTCTC